GTTCACCCTGGGCGGCAGCGGCCCCGACAACCTGCGGCAGCTGGAGCAGGCCCAGCGGCGCACGGCCCTCCGGGACCGTATCAACACCGGCCTCAAGTGGGGAAGGCTCTACGGCGGGGCGGCGGGGATCCTGCTCATCCGGGGCCAGGAGGGAATGCTGGACCGGCCCCTGGACCTGGAGCTGGTGCTGCCGGGGACCTTCGCCGGCGTGTACATCGTGGACCGCTGGAGCGGCATCACTCCGGACGCGGAGCTGGTGGAGGACATGGCGGACCCGGACTTCGGGCTCCCGGCATATTACCAGGTCAACAGCCCCGAGGGAGGCATCGTCGCCAGGGTCCACCACTCCCGGGTCATCCGCTTCACGGGCCGGGAGCTGCCCTATCTGGAGAAGCTGGCGGAGATGTACTGGGGCGAGAGCGAGGTGGAGGCCCTCTATCAGGACGTGGTCAAGCATGACAATGTCTCCGCCAACATGGCGGCGCTGACCTTCCGGGCCAATATCGACACCATGGAGGTCGAGAGCCTGGACCAGCTTTTTTCCGTGTCCTCCGGGGCGCAGCAGCGCCGCTTCTGGAACACCATGCAGGCCCAGAGCGTGCTCCGCTCCAACTTCGGGATGCAGCTGGTGAACAAGGGCGACCAGATCAGCAACACCCAGTACACCTTCACCGGCCTCCAGGAGGTCTATGACAGTATGTGCCACGACCTCTCCGGCGCGTCCCGGATCCCCGTGACCAAGCTCTTCGGGCGCTCCCCCGCCGGGATGAACGCCACCGGCGAGAGCGATCTGCGCAACTACTACGACTATGTTGACACCCTTCGGGAGAACGTCCTGAGACCCATCCTGGAGCGGATCCTGCCGGTGCTGTGTATGTCCGTCTGGGGGGCGGTGCCGGAGGACCTGGATATCATCTTCCCGCCCCTCTGGATGCCCACCCCCAGGGAGCTGGCGGAGATTGCGGAGAAAAAGGCCCTGGCCGTCCGGGACGTTTTCCAGGCGGGGCTGCTGGCTGCGGACACCGCCCAGAGGGAGCTCAAGAAGCTCTCCGACGAAACCGGCCTGTTCGGCAGCATCTCCGACGAGGAGATTGCCGCCAATGCCGGAAAGACGTACCAGGACCTGACAGCCCTGCGTGACCCGCTGGCGGGGCTGGAATACGGGGACCTGGCGCAGTCCGGCGATATCCTGACAGCAGACTACAATCCCCACCACGACCCGTCAAACGGACGCTTTACCAGCGGCGGCGGAAGTAGTACAATGGGCAAGACCAAGTACGCGCCGTCGCCGCAGCGGAGCCATTCCGGGATTCAGCTTAAGCCGAAAACCTATACCCGATTATGCGGGATATTGGGGACAAGATTCCCGGGGACAAAGGCTGGAGAGATCAGAAGAATACAGGATTCCAAGCGTGAATATCTGGTCAAAGCAGACGGATATGGCGGGTTTGAAACAATTAAAATCCAGAAACTGAAGTGAGGAGCCTCGCTATGGAAGAAAAGCTCAGAGCATTTTTAATGCCATACATTGGTCAAGGAGTGCTCAAGAAAGACAAGGTCCTGGAAGAAGATGTAGATAGTCTGGTGCGCTTTGCAGTAAACGATCATGTCGAACAGGAGATCATCGACTACGGCACTGCGCATCCAGAGGTGCCTTTCTGGGACCTGTTCAAGTTGATTCCGCTGCCCACACCGGAGGAATTAGAGACAATGCAGAGGGAGATAGACAACGAACCTGATGACGAGGACTAGCCCATGCCCGCGCTGAACCGTGCCGCAGAAAGCCGGGAGCTTGCGCGGCTGATCCAGGCGTTCCTCCGAGCGGAGACAGATATTGTCAATGAGATCGCCCGCCTGCGCCAACGGGGCCTGGCGGACTACCACGCGGAAGCGGCCCTGGAGCGGGTCCAGGCCATTCTCCGCAAACTGGAGGACGAATCCTGGACCTACGTCCCCCGGATGATTGAGCGGGAGTTCTACGTCCAGCACCCGGAGGCCCGGAAGCCCCTGGACATCCCGGAGACGGCGGCAAAGCACGCTTCCGGCTACGCCAACGCTGCCGCCCTCACCGGCGAGCAGACGGACATTGTCCAGCGGCTGACAATGAACCTCATGGGCGAGATTGACGCCGCTGCGGCCACCGTGACGGCCACCCTGCAAAACGCCCTGATAGGCCGCGTCGAGCCGGATATCTTCCGTCGTGTGGGGCTGGAGCAGGTGATTGCCATGCAGACCACGGGCCGGGGCGCTTACAAGGAGCTTCCCAAGTTCGTCGAAGCCCTTCGGCGGGAGGGAATCACCGCGTTTATCGACAAGGCGGGGCGGCACTGGAGCCTGCACACCTACGGCAGCATGGTCCTGCGGACCACCACCCGGCAGGCGGAGGTGCTGTCGGTCCTCACCCGGGACCCGGAGCATGACCTGTACAAGATAAGCTCCCACAACACCACCTGCAAGCTCTGCGCACCCCTGGAGGGCCGGGTCTACTCCAGAAGCGGCACGGACCCGGACTTCCCGCCCCTGGCGGCAGCGTTCGGGAAGGTGGACCCGGCGGGGCCCGACACGCTGGCCAACTCCTGGCTGAACATCCACCCGAACTGCCTGCACGTCCTCATCGCCTGGACCCCTGCGGGGCGGAGCGAGGAGGAGCTGAAGAAAATCAAGGAGTTCTCCAGCTTTAAGACCAACCCGCCCGACCGGGACCCCAGGACGGAGAAGCAGATCGAGGCCTACCGCCTGAAGGAGCGGGGCCGGGCCAAGTGGCTGGTGGATTACCGCCAGTTCGAGCGGTACCGCCTGACCATCCCCGACGATACGCCCAGGACCTTCGCCGCGTTTCAGCGGCACAAGCAGGCGGATGATGAGAAGTACAAGGCGTGGGAAAAGGCATATCGGGAAGCAAAACAGCTTGAAAAATACAGCCAAGTGCGGTATCATGAAGATGGAACGATTGTTGTAACGGATGATTGGACAAAGAAAAACCGCCCGAAGCTCAGCAAGAAATATAAGCCCAACGCTGTTGTAGATACCATGTCCCGGGATGGGAAGCAGCATGACCGCACGATATATGATGCCTCAGGGATTATGCAAACGCAGATACACGGCGGCGACCACGGGCATCCCAAGCAGCACCCATTTGGCAAACATGGTGAGCATATTCATGATTATACATGGACTGACCAGGCTAAGCCCGAGCGCCCGGGGCGGGAAGCGACCGCCGAGGAGCGGATATGGCATAAAGATATTTTAGGAGGGGATACAGGTGACGGCTGATAGGTTCAAGGAAATCATGTTGTGCAACGAGCCTGATTTTGGATATCGAGGGGAGAAATATTCTGTTTGCAATCCAAACGGGAAATACTATGTCACCGCCTCCGACAGTCCGGGCGATTTGGATTTGGAGTTTGAGACGCTGGACGAAATGCTTGACCATTGGATGATCCAGGGGAAAACGCTGCGGGAAATCCTGCCTGATATTGATTTGGAGTAATCTCCCATGACAGAAAAAGTAATTCATGCCATTGAAACGCTCCTGGAGCGGGGAGAGCGGGTGGAGCTGTGGAAGGGCGCGGGCGGGGAGATCAAGGTCATCCGCGTCCGCCGGGAGACGGTTCCGGTTGGAGGTGCATCCAGTGGCAAAAAATGATTATTCTGCGGACCGGAGAGCCGCCGATTTCCTGAAATCAGTCAAGGAAATCGTGCCGGGCTTTTCATAACGAACCCTGCCCGAAACGGTGGGCGGGAAGGACCGAACGGGGTCGGCTGCCGAGAGATGCTCGGCGGCTGGCCCCGCTTTGTTTTAGGAGGCGAATCATCCGTGATTTTTTACTACGGTACGCAGCTCAGCCCCCACATGGACAAGACCCCGGAGGGCTATCTCATCTGCCGGGACGTGCCTATCGCCCGGACGGGGACGCAGGAATATCTGGCCCGGGAGCTCCAGCTGGACGGCGACCCGGAGCGTCCGGTCACAGTCAACCGCAATCCGGAGGACGTTTTCGCCCCGGCGGCCCTGGCCTCCTTCGAGGGCAAGGACGTGACGGCGGGCCACCCGCCGGAGAACGTGGGCCCGGAGAACTTCGCCAGCTACTCCAAGGGCCACGTCCAGAACGTCCGGCGGTCCGGGGAGTACATCGTGGCCGACCTCATCCTCAAGGACGCCGGCCTGGTGTCGGACGTGTGGAACGGGGTGACCCGGGAGGTCTCCTGCGGGTACCTGTGCGAGTACGTCCCGGACGGGAGCGGCTACAAGCAGCAGAACATACGCGGCAATCACGTGGCTGTCGTGCCCAGAGGCAGGGCAGGCCACGAGGTAGCGATAAAAGACCAGGCCGCCAGCGAGGCGGGGAAAGGAAAGAAACGCATGAAGAAGGAAACAAAAGAGGCTCTTTACCGATTCTTTGGCCTCGCGGCGCAGGACGCGGAACCGGAGGAGCTGGAAAGGCTCACCAGCGATTTGTCGAAGGTGATGGACGCTGAGCCGGACAAGCCGGCGAAGGCTCAGCCCGCCGGTGACCAGGACTGCGGCACGGGCGACGTGATGGTCGAGCGGGCCCCCAAGGGCGACGATCTGGGGAGCACGCTGGACAAGATCCTGGAGCGCCTGGAGGCCCTGGAGCACAAGAACGACCGGGAGGAGAAGGCCCTCCATGACGAGGACGACCTGGACGACCTCATCGAGAAGCTGGCCGGCGCGGAGCACGCCGGGCAGGAAGCCGCCGTCACCATCCCGGCGGACGAGATGGCCGACATGGCCCCGGCGGCCAAGGACGCGGCGGTGGCGCTGCTCAAGAAGGTCCGCCCGGCGGTGGCGGCCATCAAGGACGAGAAGGAGCGCTCCCGGGTAGTGGACGCCCTGCTCTCCACCATCCAGGGCCCCAACGTCATGGGCCAGGTCATGGAGGCCGCCGCGGCCAACGCCAGGAAGGCGGCGGACGCCGCCCAGGCCGGCACCTTTGAGGAGCGCTGCCGGGCTTCCGAGGCCGCCTACGCCGCCCGGAACCCCCACAAGAAGAAGGAGGACTGAGCTATGGGACTGAACCCTCAGAATATCGGAAAAACCATGAACCACGGCTTCGCAGGCAGCTATGCCCGGCAGCCGGACATGATCGCCAACACCCACCCCGCCGGAGCGGCCATCGCCTTCGGTGCGGCGCTCCGGTACGACGCCAACGGCGCGGTGGTGCCCATGGGCGCCGGGAGCACGGCGGAGGACTTTGTGGGCGTGGCCTCCCGGGAGGTCAAGAGCGCCCTGAGCTACCTGGAGCAGGATATCGGGGCCTACGCCAAAACCGAGGCTGTGCCCGTGTTCATGCGGGGGGCCATCAACGTCAAGTGCAATGTGGGCGCGCCCAAGCTGGGCGGTGCGGTCTATGTCCGCATCGCGGCAAACGAGAGCATCCCCACCGGCGCGGTGGGCGGCTTCGAGGCGGCGGCGGACGGCGGGAACACGGTGGAGCTGGCCAACTGCCAGTGGGCCGGTCCCGCGGACGCCAACGGCATCGCCGAGCTGCGCATTTTGACCATGAACAAGGCGTAAGGAGGAGAGAGCATGAAAAGATTTCAGAATGTCGGCACCTTTGACGCCGGCGTCATCACCAGCTCCGGCGGCGCGGCCCCCGGCGGCAGCGCCATGACCATGGACGCGGCGGGCATCGCCTCCGGCCAGGCCTTCCTGGTCAGCGAGCTGGAGAAGCGGGACGCCCTGGTGCGCAAGCCCCTCACCAGCGTCACCTATCCCCGGGACATCGTGGTGAAGTCCGGCGGCGGCTGGGTGGACTTCGTATCCGCCCAGTCGGTGGGCTACGGCCTCGCCGGCGGCTCCGGGGCCGGACCCGTGCAGGCCGGGGGAGCCAACGGCCTGCCCATCGTCCAGGCCAACCTGGACAAGGGGGTATACAAGGCCCACGCCTTCGCCGCCGCCCTGCGGGTGATGTGGGTGGATATGCAGAAGGCGGGCTTCATCGGCCGCTCCCTGGACCAGCTCCTCCAGGACGGGATGCGCATGGCCTACGACAAGCACATGGACCAGAACGTCTATACCGGGCTGGAGGAGTACGGCACCCACGGCCTGGTGAACCACCCGGACGCGGCGGAGACCACCGTGGCCGGGAACGGGGCCGCCGCCCCCTCCACCAAATGGGCGGACAAGAGCAAGGAGCAGATCCTGGCGGACATCAATTCCGCCATCCTGTCGGTGTGGGAGGCGGCGGAGTACGACGAGGAGGCCATGCCCAACCACATCCTGCTCCCCTACGGGCAGTACGCCCACATCCTCAACACCATGGTCACCGACCTGGCGGGGGAGTCCATCCTGGACTACGTGCTGAAAAACAACGTGGCGGCCAAGAACGGCCGGACGCTGTACGTGGGGGCGGCCCGGTGGTGCAAGGGCGCGGGCACCGGGGGGACGGACCGCATGGTGGTATACGTCAACCACGAGCGGTTCCTCCAGGTGGAGGAGCTGGTCCCCCTGGCCCGGGTCATGAGCCAGCCCAACGCCACGGAGTTCTGCTACGACACGGCCTACGCGGCGAACCTCTCGGAGGTGGAGCTGTTCTATCCCCAGACCATGCAGTATTTCGACGGGATTTAAGGAGGGCGCGGGAATGTTTGTAGTATCCAGGAGAAACATCATCCTCCCCGGCCCCAACGGGGAGCGGTTCAGGATGGAGAAGGACTACATGGGCCCGGTCCCGGCCTGGGCGGAGGATTCCGCCTATCTGAAGGCCCTGGCGGCGGACGGCAAAGTCATCCTCTCCGAGCGCGGCACGGACAAGGACTTTGAAAAGAAGGAGAAGCCCCCCAA